CCGCGAGGCCGCCACGGACAAGAAGGAGAATACAATTCTCCCCGCTTGCTTACTTGTAGATAGTGAGAACTTGTCCCAGGATGTCGTTGATCTCTCAAAGGAGTTAGGCTACTCTGGCCCCGCCCCTTTCGTACTTGAGTTGATCAATGGCGACTCTGTCGATTGGCAGATCCAAGCTCATGACCGAGCGAGGACAGTCACTCTGCGTCTTGAGAGGGTAATGAAGTTGATCGGAGGCAAAATGAAGCCCCTGGTCTATTCAACCTTCCAAGCACTTGCAGAGAAACTGTACCTCTGCGGGCATTTTGAGAAGTGGTTTAAGCACAAAACCACCACGCTCTTTTCGCTCGCAACTGGTCAGGATCTCCAACCGCCACTCAAGGATGTGGATACCCAACATCACATTCATCGCGTCCCCGGTATGTTCTTAACCGGTGGCGGGTACGTCTTTCTGAGGAATGTTGTCGGAAAACGACAACTCTCAAAGGCGTGGACAATCAACAATTTGAAGAAGATTGTTCCTTGCGTAGACTACGCGTTTATCGCGCGGTCTTACCAAGACCATGTGACGGAAGTGACAAAGACAGAGTCGCCTTTCGGCGTTATGGAGGAGGGATTGTTAAAGTTAACAATAGAGAGAAGAATCGCGCAAGTTTGCGAGATCGTGCGGAGTCAGCTGGATTCAGTTGACTTTCGTCTGCCGAGCACATCTGCTCATGTCGAGGTCTTCGCCACACGTAAGTACGGCGGAGCCCTGGGCTGCTTCCATAGTGAAGGCAGTCATGACATGAGAGTTGCGGACGACGACCTCTGTTGGGAGGACGACTGGGAGGATGAGTGTATAATGGACACAGGACCGGACTCATATTTTGAGTTCTATGGTCGCGGATCGAGCAGGCCTGACCTTGGTCAGAACAGCTGCTTGGTGATCGCGTTGCCTGAGCCTTGTAAGGCTCGGGTGATTACCTGTGGTCCATCCTCAAACTACCATGCCGCCAGACTCCTACAGAAGCCATGGCACACGATCATGCGCAAACTCGGGGTCTTTAGGCTGATCGGCCGTCCGTGTCAAGAACAAGACATAGACGAAATCCGTTGGAATTCTGAACCAGAAATGGATCATTATTTGTCGGGAGATTACTCTTCCGCCACGGATTTGTTGGATCCGTACTGGACACGTTTCGTGGCCCAGTCAATTTTCCAGGATCCTAACGACGATCGGCTTTCGGACATCACTCGTTTTGTGGAGAATGCACTACTCAACCATGAGCTTCGGTACCCCAGCAAATCTGAG